TTTATTTCTGCTGGTTTAGATATAAGCGCAGATAATATTATATTTGCAAAACAAGAACAAAAAAGTGAGGTTAATATGGATGTAAAGGATGAAAAGGTAACAGAGGTTATCGTTGAAAAGGTGGAGGCTTCTGTGCCTGCTCCAGTAGTTGAGCCGGTTGTGGCTGAGACTGTAAATAAGAGCGAAGAAAAACTTTTGGAGATGCTTGCGGTTCTTACCCAGAAAATTGAAGATTTGTCTGCGAAGACGGATTCTATGATTAAGAAAGAAGAGCCAGAAGTCGTGGAAAAAGTTGAAGAAGTTCAGGTAGAAGTTGCTAAGGCGGAAGAAGTCCCGGCGGTTCCTTTTGCTAAGTTTGAGGAAACTCTTGATACCATGAAGGTTAAACTAGAGAAACTCGAGCAACTTGTAGAAAAGATTGATGCGGATGTACCGGAACCCTCAGTTCAGGAGCCCGTGATTAAAGAAGAGCTTACTGTTAAGAGCGAAAGTCCTTTTTCTGGGATTTTTGGAAATCTTCGAAGGTAATTATAAAAAAAATTTAGGAGGATTTATTTAGATGGGAAAACTTAGTCCAAAAACTATAGTAGAAAAGGCTGATATAGCCGTACAGAACCTTATTGACAATGGTGGTTATTTGAACCCGATGCAGGCAAATACTTTTATTCGTATGCTGGTGGATCAACCTACCATCCTTAATGAAATGCGTGTTGTTCCTATGAATGCACCTACAATGGAAATCAATAAAATTGGTTTTTCTAGTAGAATTCTTAGGGCGGCTCCTGCATCTGGGACGGCTCTTAGTGGAACTGGTTATCAGACCAGAGCGGCTGCTTCTACTGATAAGGTAGAGCTTCTGACTAAAGAAATCATAGCAGAAGTCTGGTTGCCTTATGATGTGTTGGAAGACAACATTGAGCGCGGGACGTTGGAATCGACGATCATGTCGATGATCACTGAGAGAGCCTCTATTGATCTGGAAGAGCTTATTATATTGGGCTTTACCTCAGCGACTGACCCTTACATTGGGCTTATGAATGGTCTATTGGTAACTGCTAATGATCATTTAGTAAATTATACCAGCCCGCCGTCTGATATTGATGTTGATATCTTTAAGCGCGGCCTTCAGGCTATGCCTACAAAGTACCTCAGAAATAGAGGACAGATGAAGTTTTATGTGTCTCATTACCTAGAGTCAGAATTTGCGGCTCAGATGTCTTTTAGAGAGACTGCGATGGGTGATGTTAGAATCACTAATGATTATGCTTCTATGTTGAAGGCTTTTGGGGTGCCAGTAGTTCCGTGTGCCATGATGCCTGACGCTAATTATATTTTTACGCTTCCTCAGAATTTGATTCTTGGAATTCAGCGTAAAATTCAGATCGAAACCGATAGGTTGGTTAGGGAACGTGCACATGTCATCGTCTTGACGATGCGTCTCGCGTTCGCTATAGAGGAAACCGACGCAGTCGTTAAGGCCACTGGCTTGACAGCGACGGGTACCACAACTTACTAAACAACAAGGGCCGCCAATCGGCGGCCCTTTTTTCCTTATATTTAATTTTTGGAGTAATGATCTATGAGCGAATATAAAGTCACATGTCAGGGTAGACCTGGATCGACTTATAATTATATTTTTGATAAAGCAGATATAACTTTTATAGGCGGCGCAGTAAAAACCGTGGATGAAAGTATAGCAAAATTCTTAGTTAAGCAGAAATTTTCTTCAGGTAAATCAATATTTAGAATTGAAAAAAATATTCAAGAGAAAATTGTAGAAGAGAAAGTTGAAGATGCATTACAAAAAGCAGTAGAAGAGACAGAAATAGAGAAAAAGATAACTCCAGTAAAAACTACTACAATTAAGCCGCCTATTAATAATAAAAAACAGGATAAATTAATATAATGCTTATAACTACAGTAGGAGCATATTCGTCTAATAGTTATATTACTCTAGAAGAGGCGGAAGAAATTCTTTCAAATTTAGGTATGAGGACAGACGCTTGGTTGGCTCTTACGGCTGATTCCGCGTGTAGAACAACCGGAACTGTAGCAGGCCCTTTCATTATAATCCCAGGTGTAAATGATAGCTTACTTTTCTCAATAGTTGAGGGAGATGAAGACGATCAGTTAGTAACTTTTGTTGGCGGCGGGGAGAGTGAAGATGAGTCAGTTACTTTAACGGCTACTCAGGTTTGTGTAATAATAAACGCACAAACAGAAGGTTTTACTGCTACTCCTACAATAGATAATAAGATAAAGTTAAGCGTAGTTACTCCATCGTGTACTTTATACATTAAAGATGTACAGAAGTCGTTAAACTCAACCTTTGGTTTTGTGTCTGGTTACTACCCTGATATAGTTTCTTATAAAAAAGAATATATGTTAAAAGTGGCTGCTATGTTAATGGGCATGCTTCCTCTTTCTGGTAGACGTATTTATCAACAGCAAACTCTAGACTTCCCTAGAACTAGTGTTGTAGATTATAATATAATACCACCAGAAGTAAAAGAAGCGCAGGCTTTGATAGCATGTTTAGTTGTTCAGCCTAACCTAGATAAACAAACAGATATATCTGATAGCTTTTATATACCTATTGGTATGCAAAATACTGTAGTAGACAGTGTACAGGTAGCTGGTATAATGACTGTTAAGTCTTCAGCGTCTACTAGTGTAGATGTAAATATTACAAGTAGAACACTTTTAGAATCAGTATCTGGTGTTTTTATGCTTCCAGTATATATGAGACTTAAACCGTATCTAACTCAAATTGGACGTGTAGGGGCGCTCATAGCACCAGAAGACTATCAAGAGTTATTGCTTCCCCCTGTTGAAGAAATTGATTTATCCGAGCTTGATCTTGAGATAGATCTTGATGGTGGGGATTTTACTCCATGAGTAATTTAATGGGACTTCAAGCTAAATATATACTTGAGTCTACATTTGATGCTGTAGCTAATAAGACTATATCGTGCATTACAGACACTACGGTTATAAATTACAAAGCTATAGTTCATGATGAAATAGTTAGAGCAAGAAGAGAGCATTTAGAAATAGATAACGATGCCGGTATCTTAAATCAAAACTCAAAGAGAGTTATCTTACTTACAAGAGATATATTGGCTTCGGGTTTAGAGGCTTTAGATTCTTCTTGGTATTTTTTGATAGCAAATAAGAGGTATGATTTCTCTGTTAATGAACCGTTTTGTGATGTAGATACTACTCCATTTGCGGACGCTGATCAGATTTTTTCAGTATTTTATGTAAGAAGAGCGGAAGAACTAGAATCACAAATATCCCCAGTACCGGGCGGAACTGGAGAGTTTTCTTTTGACTCTTGGGCACTTTCTAAATAAAAATGGCTTCCTTTTTTTCAGGAAAATTAGGACTATTGTTTCATAGAAATATGCTAGAAGCTATGGACGTCTATGGAGAAAGGTTATCAAAAGATTTTCAGGCAGAAACAGGAATACCAGTAATATCTAGTTTTGCAAATAGATCTATGGGTGGAATGAGATTAAGATTTAAGCCCGGTATTAGTAAAGAAGGTATACCTGAGGATTTTAAAGCTAAAATAGGAAGTTTTTTAAAGAAAAAAAAAGATTATCTTAAAGTTTATATAGGAGCAGCTATGAAGTGTACCTTAAATGATACAGATATAAAATCTGCTCTTCGTGCAATAGATCCAGAAAAAGCAGAATCAACCCAGTGGATAGGTGCCTCACTTAAGGTAGATGTAAAGGAAAAAAAGATTTAAGTGTCTAATAATATAATTCCAGACGTAGATGAGTTTATAGTAAATAGATTAAGGCTTATAGCTATTGATGGGGTTACTTTACCAGTACTTCCTTATGAACCAGCAAGAGAAAGAGATAATAATGAGTACCCGTTTGCTAGTGTATCAAGGGTAGGTTTTGAAGAGGATAAAGTAAGACGTAGATATGGCATAGAAACTTTAGTACCAAAGACTACAAAGAAAACTATACAATTAGCTAATGGTAATGTTAGAGTGGTACCGACTGGGTATGATGTTAAACAATATCCAGGGGTTTACATATTAAGGTATATAATAGATACAGAAGCGGTTATAAAAGAGCATGCAGATACGCTTATTGTGATGATGGATCAGGCTTTTCCTTTTGGTTTTGAGCCTAATATATCAGGACAGTATTTGCTCTTTGATTTTACAACGCCCATAAATAAGGATGTACTCCATAGACCATTATTTAAAGTATCATATCTTTTTGATGTCTATGGTGTTCATATAGAGAAGCTAGAATCGTACACAGTAGCGCCCATGTCTGAGCTACTATTTGATAAAGAAATTGATAATACTCCCACTCAAATGGGCTTGTGGGAACGTCCAGCTGAATAAAATTTGCAATTGATTGCAAATAGCAATATAAAAATTTGGAGGCAAAAATAAATGGCCGAAAGACTCGTAAAAGTAGTGAATAATACAAACGCTGATTTAGAGATACAGCTACATAGTGGTACTTCTCTGAGTATGACTCAGTTTAGACAAGGTAAAACAACGCATATGTCTAAAGTTGTAGATTTTTCAGATCTTCCTGATAGTGTTACTAAGAAGAATGGTATGTTAGCTAGAAAAATGGTAAGTGTAGTAGATGTGTAAAAATATATTAAAGTAATTACCTACATACTTAATACTAAACATATTAATTGATATCTTTTAAGTATGTAGCCCGACTTATAATTAGTATTGGAGGTTAGTAATATGACGCTTGGCGCAGCCAGAGTAATATGGAGAATAAACGATCTTAGCCTATTTGTAGATGAAGTGGTTCGCGGGTATGTAACCATGGTCATCAAGGCAGAGCGTGGAGAGATGGGAAAAGCCCGTATCATCTCTACCATGGAGGAATACAGAAGACGATATGGAAAGAAAGTATCGTGGACGACTGATCCACTGGTAGTTGAAATGGCGCTGAGACAAGGCGCTAGACTTAATCTTATTAGAACTGCTCATTATATGGATCCTGCAGATCCTACTACAATAACTGCAACAAAATCTGAATTGACTCTTTATGATAGGGGAGACACTGCTAACGTAGCTGTTATAGAAAGTGAAGTGGGTCCTTTTGGATTTACTCAGAAATTATCAGGCAGATTCCTGGGAACAGAAGTAGGACCTTTTACTTTTGAAACAGGTGTTTCTGATAAACTTTCTTTTACAGTTAATGGTGGTACAGCGCAGGAGTTAACCCTTACTGGTACTCTTACTACGCAGGCAGTTGCAGATTATATTAATGCACATACAACTGGTATGACAGCTATGGCTGTATATGATGAAGGTAGTGGTCTATACGTACTTAAAGTTTTTGCTAACACTATTACTCATTCCTTAGGTGTAATTACTATTACGCATTCGGCTTATGAGCTTTTGGGCCTTCCTCTTACTACTACCACTGCTACGGCAGAAACAGGAACAGATAATGTAATTCTTACAGTAGATGGTGGGTCTCAGCAATCTCTAACGCTTCTTCCTATTGCTGGAGAAGAAGGGGAATTTACTCTTACTACGGGCCAAGTGGTTCAAAGAATGCAAGCCTTTGAGGACGTAGTAGTATACGCAAATGACAACAAAGTAAGAATAGAGACACTGTCTTCTGGAGCAGAAGCCACTCTCCAGTTTGTAACTAGTACAGGACTAACTGTTCTTGGTTTCGATACCGACGAAGTAGCTGGTACTGAAGAAGGATCAGTTCAGCCTACTCTTAAAATTATCGCTCTTAATGAGGGTGATTGGGGAGACGATCTTAAAGTTATAGTTACAAATTCTCTCTTGCACGAAGATCTATATTTTAACCTTAGAATTATAAATGATAGACAAGGCGATATGGAAGAATACTATGCCGATATGTCTATGGATTCTGATAGTGAACGCTATGTAGTGAATTTTCTTGCAGATCAATCCTTTCTAGTAGAGGTAGTGGATCTACATTCACCTACTGCCGATCCTCTTAATATGCCAGCTACAAATAGCACAGGCAGTTATCTACATGGCGGATCGAATGGTATAGACCAGCAGGGCGGTTATTTTGTAGGGAGTGAACTAGGGCCTTTTACCTTCGTTACTGGCACTGATGATAAGATGTCACTTCAGGTTGGATCAGACGTAGCTATGGATATAACTCTTTCAGGGTCTGCTAAAACTCTTGCAGAAGTAGTTATCCAACTTAATGATGCTCTTACAGGAGCAACTGCAACAGCATACAACAATAGACTTAGAATTGAGGCTAATGATGTAGCAGATAATTTGCATCTTCTTGCTGTTGATAAAGACTGTTATACAGTTCTTGGGCTTACTGCTGACACTTATCTAGCTAATGATGGATTCGATGATGCAGACTGGATAGGAGACGCAGCCGCGCAGACTGGTATTTACGCTGCAGATATGACGTATATGTCAATGGACCTTATGGTTCCTGGAACAATATCAGCCACAGTGTATAATGCTATGATTACCTATTGTGAGAATCGTGGTGATATGATGAGTTATGGTGCAACGCCTCCAGGTAATGATCCTGAGGATACAGTTGCATGGAGAATGGGAACTGGTAATTATACGCACCCGGCATTCAATAGTCACAGATTTTCTATGTGGTTCGGTAGACCATTGGTTTTCGATGATAGAGATTCTGCTAAAAGATATATCCCTAATCTAGGACATTTGGCTGCTTGTCTTTGTCGTACAGACAATGATTATGGATCACATTATGCTCCAGTAGGCCCGAGAAGAGGCGCTGTTCAGCTAGTTGAAGGCATTGACTTTAATATTCAGGACTACAGATCTACTGGTTATGCAGATCTTTTTGCTGAATATGGCATTAACTATTTGATGATATCAAAGATGCCTGGAATAGAAGGCGCAATGTTCTGGGAACAAAGGACCTCACAAAGAGCTCCTTCTGCTACTCGTGAACTAAACGTTATGAGGTTTATCACTGTAGTAAATAGAACTCTTATGCCTATATTAAGAACGTTCCTATTTGAACCTAACCATCCAGTTACGTGGAGGGAAATTCATAGGGTACTACAACCTGCATTTGATAGCTGGAAAAACAAATATGCCATCTATGACTACTGCCTACAGACAGATCGCGATGCTTTCTTCGATGGCGGAGAATTAAAGAATGCTGTTCTCAACAGCGGACTAGACATTGATCGCGGCTTGTATAGGTGTCGTGCGTTGATTCAGCCTACTAGGGCTATATACTACTTGGAGTTCGAGCTCGGTGTGATGCGGACGGGCGAGAGCTTTGAGAACTATAAGTCAATGAAATATCTTCCAGGTTGGATAAGATCATAACATTTCAATAGTTTAGACTATCCTCGTCCACGGGCTTTCACTTTTTTATAAAAGGTGAGAGCCTTTTTTTTTATTTTTCGAATTATTTACTTGACAAGCTTATTTTTTTGTGGTATATTAAAACCATGCTGCTCACAAAGCAGCTGGCCCCCAAACCCCCCTCGGGGCCGAGAGGTGTAGCTGTTCCGCCTCTTCAAATAATAGAACAGCACTCTTTTTAGAAGGGAACTGTATGGAAAAAATTCCAATTACGGATGTAGATGATGATCTTATAAAGAATAATTCTAAACAGCTTAGAGCTGTATTAGAGGATAGGCTTCTTACTTACTGGATTAATAAAGAATTATTTCAGGAAGATACTCTCATTATATCTGGTATTACTGGTATAGGGCCAAAAGAAGAGGGAGGGTCTCCTCAGCTGGTTATTAATTATCATGTGCTTTGTCATGAAGAGGACGGAGTTCATCGTTTTCTTTATTATACTACAGAGCACTCTCTTCATAGAAGTATATTAGCTAGGATTGATAAACAGCCTGATGATTATGATCCTAAAGAAGATGACATGCAGAATGAGTTCACTAACGGGAATATTGGTGAAGGAGAAGGGCGAAATTTTTCGCGCCATGAATTGAACGGTCCTGTTTTCTATGATGAGGTAGAATTTCAACCTATAGAAGTAATAGAGGATTGGTTTCTTAATTACAGAGTAGGGACTGCGGTAGAGGCGCTCTTTAAATATAATTATCTTGAAGATATTTCATATTTAGAACAAGCTATATGGATTCTACTTAGAGAACGAGAAAGTGCTATTCCAGGAAACTCAACACCAGCCTTTAGTCAATCAGAAGGAATTGGGAGTGAAGATTGTAGTTGATAAGAAAACTTTAGAAGATGTAGCACAGATGCTTATTAAATATGGAAGCGTTACAGATTCCTTGAGTAATCTTAAATCTTGCGGGGAGGGATTACAGGAGATTCTAGAGAGTGCCCTGGATTTTAATTCTGTACTGCTTACTGATTTTCTTGAAGTACAAGGAATGAAGCAAGCTATGCTAGAAATATTGGACATGCTTGTGTTTTACAATAATACCCCTACGATTATAGCAGCTAAGGCAGATGGATTAAGAGAAACTTTAATGAAGGAGAATAGAGAATGAGAAAGATTTTAGTGTTAGTAGTGTCCTTATTGATGTTTACCGTTTCATACGCGCAGGTGAAACCTCAAGGTGAAACTTTGAATTTTCCCGCTTTTAAATTTCCTAATAATTCCGCGTATCAAAGTAAGATTAGACGCGCGCAGGAACCTGAGAAGAAGGTATCAGTTAACAGGCTTCCTCAGCAGCGAGATTTCGCGCCTAGAAAACAAATAAGAAAAACGTATAGACCTCAGCAGGTTTATTACTATCAGAATTATTCACAGCCTGTGTATGACCCTTGTTCTTACAGCTACTGTCAGCAGCAATACCCATGGGTTAGTACTCCTCAACGTCAACTTCCTATATGCGTTTCTGCTGTGCAGCGAGTGTGCGTTTTTCCTTTCGATGTGCTCTCGCTGCTATTCGGGGGAGGAGACTGGTAATTAATTGCACCTAATTATCAAGTGTTACTTCAAGAAAAAAATGCAACCTTTTGATCTTTTTACTTGACATAGCTTATAGAGGGAAGTATACTGTATTTACCTTCCCTAGAAGGTTCATTTTTTTTTCTCCTTTCCTCGAAAAGGCTGCTGGGTTCTCCATCAGCCTTTTTTGTTAATAATAATCCCAAGGAGGATTTATGGGACTCTTTAATTTTTTTAGTATGAATAGTAGTCAGCAGTCAATGCAGGCGGAGATGAATCAGAATATGTTGAGTGCTCTTCAGGATCAACTATCAAAAACTACTTGACCTACAGCGCGCAATCAGTTGATTGCTCAAATAAACAACCTACAACAGCAGATGGCACAGAAGCCCCCTCAGGCGCAACCTCAGCCCCAAGTAGTAAATACTGCTCCTGTACAGGCATCAATTGCTCAGACACAGCCACAGGCATTTCAGACCCCTCCTGGTGGATTGTCCCAGCAACAGAAGATGACTCTGGATGATATGGCTAATGAAATAACTTCTATTAGAATTGCTTTGAGTAGTATGGAATTAGCTATTAAAAAATTGAAGCAATAATTTAATAAGGGAAAGAGAAATTAAAATGGAGAGAATGGATTTTTATATTTATGGCACAGGATCTACGCAGGGATTTGATGTCAATGGAACATGTGAATACTTTGATATTGATAGTGAGATGCGCGCCATAAGAAAGGAGTGGAAGCGTAATGAAGTGGTATCTATGTTCGCTCTTACTCCCGGTCGTAAAAAAATACCTAAAGACCTTATAAAATATTTTGAAGAAAAGCCCGAGCATTCAGGTAATCTCACTTTGCGTAAAATGCAATTTGAAGGAAACCCAATCTTCCCGGAAGATAATGTGGGCTTAAGGTATAATATTTCATTAGGTGAGTATATGTTTACTAAAAGTATGATGATTAGAATGCACTTATACAGTGAAGATGGGCAGGATTATATTGATATGGAATTTGCTCTTTCTTACGTCACATGGCGCGATAAAAAATAATTTGCAATCAATTGCAAAAAAAAGCTTGACTTTTATCTAAAGCTGTGGTAGACTAGGTTTAAATTAGTTCACTGGGTAAAGGCTGCGCTCATAACTAATTCTTCTATAGCATAAAATCTCCTTCGACTATTAACCCAGCAGCCATTCCTTTGAAATTACAGTTTGGCTATTGCTTGGCTAGAATCTTATGTATTTCATGTTGAAACTCCTTTTTTATTAATATAAAAAAAGCAGTAGCCACTTTATTCGACTTAGACGACCAAATTTCGCAAATATTTCATTTAACAAAAAGGAAATCCTTGGTCGTCGAGGAGAGCGCGCTTAAAACCCGCGCTCTTTTTTTATTTTATTTCCTAACTCTTCCAATAATTTCCTACCAAAAATCTAATCAATACAAACAATTAGCTTGCATTAAATAAACATATACATTTATAATATGTAATAATTATTGTTGGCGGAATTTTTACATCTCCGTCTAGATTTAAATTGTTAATTTAATTAGTAAATTAGTTTTTCATTGGAGAAGTGCACACTCCAAAATAATTGATAGGAGGTAGGAATATATGCCTACGACAGCTTGTGCGATACCGCGGTTAAAAGATTTTAAATATCGTGTTGAAATTAATGGACTCGAGGCAGCTCTTGTACAAGAGTTTGAGCCTGGAACAAGAACGCATGGGGTTACCGTTCATAATGGCGCGGGCCAGAACCACGTATGTAAGGAAGTCGGAATGATCGGTTTCTCTAACTGCGTTCTAAGGACTGTTGTTCCTGTAGATGGTGAAATGCGTAACTACTGGGAATTCTGGTTGGACCAAGCGCAGGATCCTACTACTGGTAACGGTGGAATGCCTGCCAAATATCAGAGGAACTTCAGCGTGTTCGAGCTAGCTCCTGACGGGTCACCTTCAAGAGTTTATGAATATTTTAAAGGGTTTCCTGTATCCTTCAAAGTCAACGCCAAGTCTTCTTTGGACGACAGTACCGATGTTTTAGAATTCGTTGAGATAGCTTACAATCGTCGTGAAATAAGAGTACTGTAAGGCTAAAATAAATAACGTCCGAGCAAAAAAAGCTTGACATAAGTTTGCAATTGATTGCAAATCCAGAGCGCTCCTAAATGGGCGCTCTTTCTTTTTGTTTTCATGTCGCACATGCATTTCATGTATCATCTCAACATTTTAGATGACATTCTATTTTTTTTACTTTACAATATAGTCTATCTCTGACGAGATATTCTAATTAAATTGTGGAGTAATTAAATCTAATGGAACTTATCACTACGGAAGTTACCACCCCTTTATCTGGTAAAATTTTCAAGATCAAAGAAGGAGATGGGTACACAGAACGGCTTTTGCTTAAGAAGGGCAAGAGGCTGCATCAGGTTATTCCTGATTACCTAGCTTCTCTTCTTGTTGAAATGGATGGTAATCCTTGCAAGACCTCGGATGTGCTTCAGTTTCTTGTACCTGATTATGAATTTCTGCTTATAGAAGCCTACAAAAATTCATTTGGAGATGATCTTACATTTGTCAATGTATGCTCTAATTGTGGGCAGATGAATAATCATACTGTTAATTTGTCTGAGCTTCCTATGATTGAGCTTTCAGAAAATTGTACAGGCGGGACTGATCCTATAATTGATCTGGTGTTGCCTAGAACTAAGTTGAGGGCGCGCGTTGGTTTTCTCACTGTGCAGAATGATATGATTCTTAACGAACAGATGAGCGGACAAGGTTCTGTAGATTTAAATCAGGGTGATTATCTTTCATTGCGCATGCTTGAAGGATGTGATCCAGTGTCTTATGAAGATGTAGTGAAGTTGCCCTTGATGGATCATAAAGCTATTAGAAAAGCACGTCGAGAGTTGATAGCCGGGTATGATCCTCTTGTATCTCTTGTCTGCGAATCCTGTGGAAACTATGACGTAACGAACATTCTTGGTTTGCGTGATTTTTTATTTCCGAGCGGCTAGGTCGGCAGTATATGCTCGGGTTAGCTGATAGAATATGTTTGGTTCCTAATGCTTATTTTAAAAATGAAAAAGAATTGATGGAAGAAGTTACAGTTATATCAACCCATACGGAAAATAATTCTATATCTGAAGTTATGTCCTGGCCCTCTCATTGGAGACGCATGCAATGGGACTTCTTGATAGAGCGTAAGAAGGAAAAGTAATAAATGGGCGAACATCATAGTAGAACTGAACCTGGTAAAAAAACCTCAAAAGAATCTTATGACATTGTAAAAGGTTATGATAAAACTACAGGGAGAGTAACCTATGGTAGGGAAGTAGCGGAATCGGGGTTAAGTTATCTTGAAGTACATCTTGGCTTAGGAGAGACAGCTTTAAGGACTATGGAGGGTAACGCCAAGGCTGATATTTTCTATGCTAGAAATACAGCATCCGGGCTTTTTAATACAGATCCAGGTAAGTCCCCTACACCAGCACTACATAAGATTATGGGAGTGAGCTCAAGTCAGCAGGCGGTAACAAGAGCAGAAACTAGCGTTAAAAATGTATTTGCAGCAAAAGAAGTTGGTTTTAGGGGGGGAAAAAATGTTTTAGACTTAAGTAACTTTGTGGACTTATTTGGGGGTAGAAGAGCTTCTTTAAGGTTAGAAGAAGGATTAGATGTTTTTGATAAAAGAAAAGCTAAAACAATTGAGGAGAGAGCTGCTGGTGCGTTTGATGGGAGAGGAAATAGGATAGCAACCCCAGCGCCTATAACGGGTGCAACCTCAGTAACGTCCCCTACAAACATATTATTTAATAAACAAAAGGCGGGACCGGGTGTAAGTTATGCCTCCAAAGTAGATAAAAAATGGGGAAATAAATACGGAACAGGCTCTTCCATTAAAAATGGAGATATACGTTTTGGTGATCCAGTCACTAGATTAAGAGAAGAGTATTTTAGTAAACAAGCGCTATCTGATGAGATTTGGAATAAGTGGCGTAGCAGGGGAGGGGCTACTTCTTTTTCTGATACAGAGTGGAATGGCAGGCTTAGGGGTAGGGATGCCGCTAGAGTGTATTTAGAGTCTAGCGGATTTAGAAGTAACGCATCCTTTCCTGAAGAACATCAATGGAGGAATAGACAAAGTCCATATTTCTCTGGGATTAATACTCCACAAAACGAATTCAATAAAGGGAGTAGAAGACCTAGGCTACATTCAGAATATTTAGGTAATGACTACGGGTCTGGGTTGTCTTTTAATAAAAATTTACCGGATGATTCTTCACAAAAAGCACAGTGGATTAAACCAGGAGGAGGAAGAACTAGTAATCTAACCAATTCAAATGCTTCTATGATGGGTATGTCTGGACTTACCATGACTAATGCTGGCCTAGGGGGAAGTAATCCCCTAGTAGCCCAGTCTCTTTACGCTCTGCAAAAGATTCTTTCTACTCCAGTACCTGCCGCTACAAACAATGCACTTAATAGTATAATGGGGGTAATAACAGGTGTTCATGGGGTACCTAAGGGTGGTCTTTCTCAGGGTGAGCTTAATTCAGCTTTTGGGGGGGGAAATTACTATAAACCTTATTCCTCTACAGGCTCAGACGGAACTAAGTATACGGGATGGGCGGAGCCGTGGGATGTAAAGAGACCTAATAAAGAATCTTCCCCGGGTTTCTTTAAAAGATTAAATAATGAACTTACGGGAAATATTCCAGTGCACCAGAAGTCAATGAGTGTGATAGATAGACTATTTGGCGGTGGTGGAGGAGGAGAAAGTGGAGGCGGAGGAAGGGGCGGATTACTGGGCCAAGCACTAACTCAATTTAGACATGCTGCCATATGGCAGATGTATACTCCTGTAATAGGTGCAGTAGGGTATGGAACATACAGAGCGTTAACAGGAGACCCGGCTACAGACAGAGCAGCTCATTCTATGATAGGAGTAGGGGCAACGCAGGAACAGAGGGCAGGTGCAAGGGAATGGGCATATGACAGAACAAGTGTGCAACCATATAGTACTACTACACAGTTTTTAAAGGGATATAAAGAGACAGCTAGTGGGTTGGGAATACCCCTAACAGATAAAAGTGCTCCTATGCTCCAAAGTGCGGCAGAGAAAGCTAGACTATTTTCTATGTTCTCTATGGAAGACCCTAATGTTGCCGCTAGAAGACTATCAAGAGCGACCTTGATGGAGTCTAAAGCCAGGGGGATAGATTCACCTGAAGGTAAGATGGAGATTTATAATAGGTTAGCCAATAATTTAGCTGGGTTATATGCAGAGAGTAGTACTAGAGGGCAAGAAACAGATGTAGCTATGCATTATATGGGACCAGCCGCTCTTGGTAAAATGAAGTGGGGATATGATGAAGCAGCCGCAGTAAACTCTCATTTTGTAGAGCAAGGTATAGCCGGATCTACCTCTGGTGTTTTTTTTAGAAACATGGCCTCTAATCCTAACGTTATGGCTGAGGCAGTAAAGGCCCGTATGTTTTGGGAAAAAGCGTATGAGAATAAAGCGGCAAGGGGAGGGAAGGAACTACAGAGGCAGGATTTGCCTCTATCTTATTTGAATAAAGCGGCGTGGACTACTAATGGGATGGAAAAGAATCCGGAAAAGGCCGCAAGGGTCAAAGAGATGCTTTATAGATCTAGTCAGGGACAGAAGATTTTAACTTCAGGAATACCCAATGATCAGCATAAATTTATGGGGCAAGCATCTCAAGATTGGCTTAGGTTACAAGAGGCAGGTATAAAGGGCTTAGCACCGCCACAATCTATGATGCCTATGGTAGAGATGATAGGTCAGCAAACTCCACAAGAGTATGCTGATACTATGACAGGAAATGTGAATAAAATTAAGCAAACTCCGCATCAGATGGAGCAGGCACGCACTGAAGATCATAGAATAGATACTGCTTCAGCTGGTGTTAGTGTAATGTCTAATCAATGGAGTAATTATTTTGGCTCCTCTTTTTTAGGGGGCATAGCAAAATGGTATGGTAAGAAATCAGTAGCTAGTCACTATGGCAGTAAATTTACAAATTTATTATCTGATCAAAATGTAAAATCTAGTGACATCATGAAGCTTGTGGATGAAGTGCAAATGCAAAGAAACGCTGGAGTTCTGAGCGACACTGATATAGCTGGGTATAAAGCAGATTTTAAAATGGCAGCTTATAGAAATGCTATGCACGCTAGAGCTACTGGAGGGTCCGCGCCCATAAAAGAAATTTATGATAAAATGCAGGAAGCTGGAATGACATCAGGTAGTTTTCTCCCAGTTTCTATGCAGAACGAAGGTCAGCAGCGTATTACTGAAGATCGCATGAAGGCGGAGAAGAAATCTATATCTGATATTATAAAAGAGGGTTTTCTGCAAGTACATATAGATCCTCAGCAGGTTACGGAATTGAGACAAGCACTAGGTGGAGCCGATCCTTATTCAGTGAAGGAACTTCCTGACGGGCAGTTGCAGATTCAACTTAAACCTCCTACACGTAAACCAGAAAGTCCTAATAATCCACCCCATAACGGTGTTAATAATACTACAGGGCTACCATATACATGGGGATATGGACAAGGAACTGGTGGAGGGTCTGGAACTAGTAGACCGCCGGTATCCGGAGGAGTTATTACACAGTAATGTATGATAGTGCAGACACAATATTCACAAGAGGTATGTTAATTCCATTAGACGGGGACGCTAGTGTAATTACTTTTCAGTGGAATCCTAATGCAATAATACAAGATAAAAAGATAAGATGGAATCACCTTAAAGTAGCAGGACGTGAGCAGCCATTTCAGCAGTATGGTTGTGGGGAAGCTAGGATATTTATATTTTCATTTACAATTTCTAGGTCAAACAATTCTCCTAATTTTGTGAAAATGGTGCAAGATCAGATATTAGAGTACACAAAACCCACTGCGGGTGGAACTGTTAAAAGGCCTCCATTAGCACAAGTAATTTTGGGTTCTTATCTAAATTTACAATGTATAGTGAGAGACATTAAGTTCCAACAGGTAGAATTCTTTGATCCAATTAACCTACTACCTACTTCTTGCGAAGCAGCTTTAGTAGTAGAAGAATATTTGCCGGACGAGTAACTATGGGATTTGATCCAGATTTTATAATAACTATTGCAGGTGAAGACGTAACCAAATATGTCTTTCATTGGAAATTGACAGACGATGAAAAGAAGTCTACTCTTGATGTATTTATCAGGAACCCAGATCAAAAATGGTCAAATAAATTTGATACTGGAAAATATGTAGAGATAATTTTTGGGTATGTGGGAAACATGGGGGAAAAAGTCAAGATGAAGATTAAGGTATTGGATGAATCTTATTCTGTGGACGCTAATCATGATTTTATACATGTCACTGGTGTGGATTGTCTAGACGATCTAGAAGGTAAAACTAAAAAATCAGGAGGAGCTAAAACAGAAGAAGCTACTGTAAATGGCTCCCAAAAGGCGCAGTAAATGGCTTTAGACAATGTAGAAGGTAAGACTAATAAAGAGATAATAGAAGAGTTGTTACAAGAGAGTGGGATAAAAGTAGAATTTGATGACAATCTACAAACAGCTAAAATGAAAAAGGGTTTTATTTTTACGAGAAACATGAGCCATGCTCATATTCTTGATGAGATGGTTAAGACCATGAGCGCTAAAGGATAATACATAATGGCAGAAGAAACTCCCTCCACTACTATGGCTGTTCTTGGGATAGGTGCAGGAAATAAGGGTAAATTCTTTACCGAAACTCCTGACTCCGCTGTAGCTAATAAATTAAAGAATGCAGCAGCTTCAGCACAGGCAGGTAAAGAGACTGCCTCTATGATGCTGAGAGGATATCCCTTATTAAAGGCAAAGGCTACAGTAGAGGTTACTGGAGTAGGAAAAGGAAGCGGTGTGTGGTACTGCAAAACTGTAATTCAGGAATGGAATGTGGAACACGGTTACACAACTAATGTATCTATGACTAAAGGTAGTGGAGGAGGAGGCGGAGGTGGAAACAATGATGCCCATGGGGGAGAATCTGTTAGAGGATCACAGGGAGGGTAAAAAATAATGGCAGACTCTACATCTACTAGTGACGCAGTTATAAATACTACTAATCCTAAGAGAGGACCAAACCATGCGTCTGCAGATATATATGCTTCTTCACCTACAGTTAAGGTAGGTCCAAGGAAACTGGATGCTGCTCCACAAGCTACGTTTCATTACGGTGACGGGAAATGGCTTATGGTATTTAAGTATACAAAAAATGATAAGGCTACAGGCAAGGGTGGAAAGCAGCAAGGGCAAGGAGTATCTACAGATTCTAAGGATAAAACAAACGAAGAAAGCAGTGAAGAAAAGAAATAGGAGAGAATAATAAATGAGTTATGATTGTTTTGACTATGATGCTAGTGATAGCTTATATTGCGGGCATTCGCCTACTTTTCAAAACACCATGGATATGTGTACTCCTTCATTAGGTATAGTTGTTGATACTGCACCTAAAAGTCCAACTGGAGAGTGTACCGTTAAGGCACCACTGTGGGGAAAAGAGGGTAATTACGTATCTTGTAATATGTATTCCGGTGGAAGCGTTTTAGGGTCCGGTGGTGGAAATACAGGCGATTGGGCTCCTTTTCAACCCGGACAGATTGTAAGAATAAGTTTTTTAGATGGGAACACAAATCAACCAGAAGCTTCTGTAGCAAGAGGTAAAATGTTTAAAACGGAGACCGCATAGAAAATGTCTGACTCAAGCGCACCCGATGAAATTAACAATATTTTTAAATCTGAAGGACCCGCTGGCCCCTCTAATGTACGTTTAGTTATGAATAACGATGGTTCCACTGTTGGTTTTTTTAATGGTAAAAAAAATAGGGTTAATATGTGGATGAATCCACAAGGAGCAGGTATAGGCATAATATGTCCTAATTCTGCAGGTCCTGGTGATGGAAAAAAAATGGCCCCTGGAAGAAGGTTTACTAAGAGCCACTTAGCAGGTAATGCTGATTCCAGCCAACCTACATTTATGAAGATAAGTAATCCCGATGGAACAGGGATGTCTTTTGATAGTGGAGGAGGGCGTAAAAGTACTATTCTTATAGCTACAGGAGATGGACAAAGCGGAATTCTTATTACTAAAGGATTTGTAGCTTTATTTGTAAATGGAACAGAATTAATTGTTCATGATGGTAAAGTTACTACTACATATCACTTAATACAAGAAACAAATAAAGGTGGCGGTAACGTATATATTAAGACTAATGGCGGAACTATCATGTCTACAGGAGCATAGGGGTAACAAAAATGGGATGCAGTCCGTCGGCAGGAGTTAGTGGGTGTTGTGGTGGAGGCCAGAAAGAAATTACTGGGCAGTGCTGTAAGTATCAATCAGAATGTAATGCATCGTGTCAGCAAGCAATGGCCCCTTTTACTAATCCATGCTCTTCTTGTGGGGGTTCTGGAACAGAAGGCGGTGGAAATTCAGGAGGAGGGGGAGGTGGTTCTGGAAGTAATGATTCCGCAGACGCTATAATATATGAGGCAGTACGTTATGAACTTTCTTTTGTGTATGACCCCGCTATTGTAGATTTCGCCTCTTCCTCTATAATTACAAACCCAAATGGAACTACATCAGTGGTGTCTTTTACTTCTACTGGTTTGTTTAGACTTAATAACACAGATATGACTTTAGTTACCAAACTCTTTATTAGTGAAACAGATAGTACAGGAGATGCAGTAGCTCCAGTTTTTGATGTATTAAATCCAGGGGACACACTAGTTTTTACGAAGAGGGACGATGAAGACGTTTTTATTTTTCTTAGGTATATCTCTCAAATAGATAATGGAAATAATAGAACAATTACCGTAGAGTTTATTTCTTATTCAGGAGCATTTGCTGAGGGTAACGTAGCTCTCATGGATTGCTCTAGGAATATTATTAAGATACCAGTAGGAGCTACAGTGGTGACCCCGTGCCCTGACTGCGGTGGGTCTGGGTTAGAAGGTGGAAGCGGACTAGAAGGTGTTATCCTAGCGGTATATAATGGATCTGCTGAATATGCTGGTGTTAGTAATATAGACATTTATGGCATTGTGCAGCCTTCGTAGTTTAGTAGTTAACTACAAAGCATATTAAAAAGGAAAATATATGAGTAGTACACGAGTGGCTCCCCATCTTGGAAAAGGTATAACTTTTCCCATACACATAAATAGAAACACAGGTGGACTACAAGTATCAGAGGGTTTTTACGATTCTGTATCAGTAGCTGTTGCATATATTCAGGAAAAATGGAACCTACAACATACTGGTAATTTGGAAGAAACTACAAATCATGTAGCCGAGTCTATATATAATATTCTTCTTACACGAGAAAAAGAGTGGACACATCTTCCATGGTATGGATCACGTACTGCTCTTGCTTTATTTGAGCCTAATACAGCTGAATTTCGCTTGCTTTTTAGTACTTACTTAAAGTTTTCTACGGAGCGCTGGGACAAGAGAGTAAGATACCCTATCGATGGGGTGCAGTGGTATGACACAGGAATACAGACGGATAGAGGCGAGTTGCCATTAGTTGCCTCTGTTGAATATCAAACTCAGCAACATCCTAAGAATTTAGTACTCCCGTTTGTAACTGTTCGTCAGGTTAGAGTTCAGGAATATCCCGCTAGTGTTGTGGATGATAATGGGCATGATCTAATTAGTCGTTACTACAGAAGAACCGCTTACTATCAAGATGACTTTAAATATATACGACTTATTAGAAATATAGATATGTATCCTGCTCCAGATGATATTTTTTATATGATAAAACCCGCTGATACTTGGATGCTCATAACTTATGCGTTACTTGGAGAAGTTAGATATTGGTTTTATCCCTATTTATGTTATATTCAAGATAAAGCTAAACTAGGCGGGACTAGAGATATATTAAATCCTGATATCTTACCAGAGCCTGGAACCTTGCTTAGAATTCCTTCAAAAGAACGTATCCTTCTTATTAATTCTCGGAGATAATAAATGCCTGTAATTACAACTAACTTTACTGCACGAGACTACACAGCAATTTTTGAATGGCTTTTAACTATTCTCAGAGAAGAATGTCCTGAGCTAACTGATTATAATTACTCAGATCCCGGGCAGGCGTTAATTCGTCTTTTCTCTCGTGTTTCTGATAGTCTCTCGTTGTATATAGACGAAGCTTTTGCGGAGTCTTTTATTCATTCTGCAAAATTTAAACAGTCGCTTATAGACATTGCTAGATCTCTAGACTTAATGCCTAAGCTGCCTAATTCTGCAGTTACTACTATGGGACTTACTAGAGTAAGTGAATTTATTGGTAATGTAGGTGATACTGGAGTTATATACCTACCCCAATATACAACAGTTTCTAAGGATAATGGTATTTCTTATTTATTAAATGAAGCTGTGACGATGCAAGTTGCGGACACATATGAAGAAGTGATGGTTAGTCAGGGAGTGAGGGTTTCGGAAACGTTGACGAGTGCTAATTTTACACAGGACAGGAACACCGGGAGATGGTTTTATAATATGGGTGTAGGGGTAGCGGCGGGCTCTGTTTCTTTTGTGGAAAATTCTGTAATAATCTGGGAGGAACAGGAAAGTTTTTGGCGCTCTTTTCCAACAGACGATCATTTCGTTTTAGAGGTCTATGCTGATCTTTATAACGGAATAGCGGATACTATATTTTTTAGTGTTGGTAACGGTGTTCAAGGAAAGGCGCTTTCTTCTGGATCAACCTACACTCTTAGTTATATAAAATGTGATGGGGCGGCAGGTAATACGGGCGCTGGAACTATAAATACTATAGATATAGATAATAATAACGTAATGCTAACTGTTACCAATGTTGCGTCAGCTACTGGTGGGGCTGGGGTAGAACTATTAGAGGATTACAGGATTAGAATCCCTAAAGTTGTTAGAACTCAAAGAAGAGCGGTAACTAAGGAAGATTATGAAGCGTTGATCCTAAGCGTTCCTGGAGTTAAAAGAGCGCAGGGTATAGATAGAAATGATGTAGATTATGAGTTTCCCTGGGAATATGTTGTGGTGTATATATCGGCTGAAGGTGGTGGAGACATGTCTAGCACTCTATATAACTCTGTAATGGATGTATGTAGGGAAAGAGGCGCACTTGGGGGTTGGTATAAAAGGTACTTACTTTATAATGCAATTGAATATCCTATAGATGTTACTGCTACAATTGGGGTACAATATGGATATAATCCATCATCTGTAATTTCTTCTGTAACTACCGCAACTAATTTGTTTTTTCATGTTGACAACAGGGACATAGCTGAAGTATTCTATATCGGTGATCTGCACACTGTTTTAATGGCAGTACCCGGTGTTTCCTGGGTGGAATTTACAGATGACGTAATTAATACAGACCCAGGAAATGGAAATATTATTACATTAGGATCTTTAACTATAATAGTTTCTGAGTAAATTTGCAATTGATTGCAAATCTAAGGACACAATTTGGCAGAGCCCCTATTTAAAAAATTACCTGATATCTGGAAAGACTTAGATTTTAAGGTAAGTGATGTCATATTAAATGACGAGTGCCAAGCTTGTGGCTATTCTATAGAAGAAGATTATTTTAGTACAAGGTGTCCCCAATGTGGTAAGCTTATTGGGGGGAGCGGGTTTTTAGAACGCTTTTTGCATGTACCTGATGCGGGTGTTAGAAAGATAGAGGACTTAGTAGCAGAGCTTTTACGGGCTCATAATATAGAAAAAATACGTGAGCGTTTTGTTCCTATTTTAGATGCTCATACTGGACACAGATGGAAGGATACTAAGTCTTATCAGTGGAATAGAAATAGATCAGAAGTATCAATAACAAGGGCTTCTTATAAAGGAAGTAGGTTATGTATTGAGGATTTAGCTAAAGAGCACGGATCTTCTTTTTGTACAATTGTTGATATGTCATCTAAGGTTCTTGTAGAAAGTAAACAAGGAACTTATGGCGCAGATGATAGCTGGTATTTTGATAGTGATTATTATCATCCCGGTGTTTATGTTGTTTTTATGTCAGAGGACATAAACATAGCAGACTTTGAAGAAGATTTTCAATATGTTAGACCCGCTGGAACAAAATGGATAATTAAATTATCTGTTGCTGATTTTCATACTGCTATAGATGTTTATGGGCACGGGGATACGGTAGCATTAATCGGTGCTACTTACGATTATAGCTATAAAGAATTTTACGATCATATACCCCAGGTTGCATGGGATCAGCTCCCAATTGATACTAGATGGGACACACTTTCTGATTCTCATCCTCATATCTTTGGGCAGTCTACATATGATTATGCAGGACAGCTTCCTGTAGAAGATAAGGTATATCCGCTTACTTGGCCCGGGCTAAACACAGGAGTATCTAGTAGATATGGAAATAGTCTATATAACTATATACAACAGAAGTCTGTACAACCTACATTACAATTAGATTATAATTTTTCAGTAACTGTTACTGGTTTATTAGAAGAGAACTCCCTAACTTTTAGTGAAGGTGAAGAGGGCCTAGTAATAGGTGAGTATATACCGCTAGTTTTAAATTCTAGGCAACCACTAGCCGATCCTACAGTATTTCCTGTAAGCTGGATTACACTTAATAATGCAGAATATAATCTTTTTGGTAGTAGTTTCTATAGTTTTCTTCCTCAGGCTGGGCCAGAACCTACAGTTATAGCAACGTGGTGGGATAGGTGGGAGTCATTATCTGAGCATACACCTCAATTATACGGACAGGAGTTTTATACATATGGTCTTCAATTACCAGTTGATGTTAAGGAATATATGGTAGTGTGGGCTAATTTAGATGGTATAGAACTAGATTTAGATTTGGATAGCTTTTATAACTACATTCCTCAGTGGTCTGTAGAACCTTATATAATGGAGACATAAATATGACCGCATTTGCTGGAGCCTCGTATGGCTTACGGAGTTTAATTAATTTAGAGCTAAAAAATAATCATGTTTTTTGGATTGTTGTGGGCCAGACAGGAGATTGGGATGCGGAGCCTACTCCTGATGCTTTTGTACCGGGGGATACTACTATTGAGAACCCTGTGGTAGCAATTAAGCCAGTGGTTATTACTCTTACTAGGGAGGTCTCTCAAGCTGATTACAATAATATAGCCGAGGGACACAGAGTTACTGTAGCAATAGAAGGTGTTGTGCACTATTTTGCTTATGTAGAAGATGAGAATTATTTATCTGAATACGGAAGATTTCTTTATATGCACGCTGTATATTCTACTCCACTGGGAATGCCCTCTCCTAGCACTGGTACATACAGGCAGTATTCTGTGTTTGTAGATTTGGTTCCAGCTGCCGGATATGAAGAGGCAGAATGGTTAGACCCAGCTAATGTTGAAGATTATGGTACTTTGATTTATAGTAACAAGAGAGCGTCTTTGGCTGTTTCTGAATCAGGTCCTATAGTGGTGTTGCCAGCATTACTAGAGCTAAGATAATTAATTTAATTAATGCAACTAATACAATAATATATAGGAGAGTCTACCCATGGCAAATACATTAGCCGATTATTTTCATGATTACAAAGTTAGGGTTTTTGATAACCTTCCTGCTCCAGTTTTATCAGCCGTTCCTGAAGGTACTTTAGGGACTACAATGTATGAATACAAAGCTACCTTTGAAACACTAGTTGGAGAAAGTCTACCATCTAGTGTTGTTCAAGTAACTACTGGAAATGCTACACTTAATGGTACAAATAAAAACGGGCTAAGTGTATTAGAGATTCCTAGCGCTGTTACTAAAGTTAGATATTGGAAAAATTCTTGGACATACTACACTCAGTCTATAAGAGAGAATTCTACTTCTTATACTTCTGGACAGCATATGGTACTAGAAGAAGATAGTTTAATTAGATATAGATGTACCACTACTGGAACAACAGCTTCCTCTATTCCCGCATCATGGCCTACTACTTTAGGTGATACTAAGATAGATGGTGGGGCAGAATGGACAGTAGTAACTAATAAGAATGATTCTTGGGCGTTACTTGGAGAAGTAGATCCTGATCCAGGGCAGCTTTATGATATAGGGCAGTCTGTTACAGAAGCAACTGTTCCGACTACCGACACTTCTGGAAGACCAGGAGTTATTGCTATTCTCCCTAAGCCAGGAACGATAATTCAGAGAGCGGAACGTATTGATTTTATGTCCTTATTTTCTCAAGCCCTCCAGGATGGTTTCGACCTTATTCATAAGCCAGGAAGCGTTATTTCTGGATGTGCAGAGCAGTTTGTGAGTGGGACCACATGGAATTTTACCGCCGGTGTAATGTATTTCTTGGGTAGATTTATAGATGTTCCCGCAGGTCAGGTAATTCTTACTGGTACAGGAACGGAAAAAGTTGGAGTGGTTATAACTCCCCTGTATGAAACATCTGATGATGATACTGCATGGAGGTGCCAGACAGATGAGGGTGTACCTGCGGAATTTGCTGGAACCGGCCCAGACGCAATGTACTTTGAATTCTCATGGGTCAAAGATACAGAGGGTCAGATTAATATTAGAGAGTTTATTGATAATGTTCCTCAGCATATAGTGATATTACCTGATTATACTGTGACAGAAAGGAAAATTGCTCAGGCAGTATATGATGTCTCTGGCTCCTTCGTGGTGGATAACTTCCCGTTGGAAGTTGTTGAGCATGTATCTAATGCTGCTAAATGTACATTAAAGATTAATCCAGGAAAAGCATACCCTAACGGTTTTAGAACTATTACGGAAGCCACACAAACTATAGATTTTGATAGAACACGAGAAGTATCTTCTGCAAATAACTCAGGACTAGATCCTTTCTCAATCATTGGTGGAAGTGTTACGACTACTAATGAAGAGAATTTTGCTTTTGGTGCAGGTAATAAATATGTAAAACTGCAGGTGGGGAGCGGGGCGGAACATACAGTAACCTTAACTGGAACGTTGTCTGCTACTGAGGTAAAAACAGCTATAGAGGCAACTCTTAATGCTGTTCCAACTGATCCTGCTTACGACTTGGTTACGTGTTCAGTAGCTAGTGGATATCTAAATATTAGAGCTATTAATGGTAAGAGTCTTTCAGTATTAGCAGTAGCTGATGACGCTTATACAGTATTGGGACTTACCGTAGGTGTACATACACCTATAGGAACACGTATATACGAAATAAATGATGATTACATCGCTACTGTCTCTGATCTTAATTATAAAACTGAATTAGTGGAAGCAAGAACACATAATATTAATACTCATATTGATGCTCTTGTTAATACAGGTGTTGTATCAATACTAGGAGCAAGTGATACACTTGTGGATGCACATGATCACAATTGGGATTATGCAGAAGGTGTAGACTTTGCTAAAAGCGGTAATAGCATATCTTTTTCTGGTTTAGGTGGAGCAGAGCCAGCAGGTGGAGCCACTTATTATGTATGCTATGAGTATAACAAGAATGCTGTAAAAGGTGTAAGAACCCTAGTTCATGTAGTAGATGCAAAAGTTGTTAAGGGTGCAGAGGACGGCTCGGATGCTCTTACTCTTACAGATGCTACCTCTATAACTAAAGTGATTGATGGTACCGCAGTAGCAGGGCTAACAGATATAAAGGATGTAGTAGAACTGGTAAAAGTAAATGCTACTGCAGGACAGTCTGCTACTCAGTATACAACCCCGGTTCTTGTTAAGAATTCTACGGGGCTAGAGCACGCTACTTCAGAAATAAGTTGGGCCACAGGTGGAACGCAGGGACAGACAGGTACAGGACAGCCTACTACTGGAGCTACTTATTTTGTTAGTTTCTACATGTGGGCGCATACCACAGAAGGTAATTATGTAAGTGCCGATTCGTATGATATGTACGAGTATATTGAAAGTTTTGGAACTCTTAATCTCAGAGATTGTATAGATTTTAGAACAACCACAGGTATTCTTCCAGTTCATGGTGAAGATGCCGGATTAGATTATACATATTATCTTGCTCGCATTGATAAATTGGTTATGTTTGATACAGGCCAATTTAGTCTAGTAAGGGGAGCTCCTGCTCTTAACCCCCCGGTACCTAATACACAAACAGGAACATTAGAAATAGCTATCATAAGAATAGCTCCTTATTGTTACACCACTAGAGATGCTCAGATTGTATCATTACAGCCTATGCGTACTACTCAGATTGGTATACAACAGTTAAAGGAAGATATTGAAGTTTTAAAGTATACAACTGCGGTTAACAACCTGGAAAAAGAAATTGCTAACCATCCGGCATCTGATGACGCAGTAGGTATTTTTACTGATGCTCTTACAGGGTTTGGTCGTATGGATTTGCAGTTTGATAAAAATTCTGTAACACACACTGCAGCGTTGGATAGGAGTGCTCAGTGCTTATTGTTACCGGTTACAGATCAGGTGGAGCAGATAACTGTTAGTTCAACTGATTCTACAAATATAATTAGAAGAGGTAATACTCTAACTTTATCTTATACTCCAGAGGTTTTTGATTATCAGCCTTATGCAACTTCTACGGTTAACTGTGCGACTGATTTTACGTATGAAAACTATGTTGGTCTTATGAAAATAGATCCAGCAGTAGATCTTTATTTAGATGTAAATCAATTACCCCAATTGAACGCAGATTTTGATAATAACCTTAGCCCATTGCTGGATTTTGTTAATCCTATAATGGCTAATAATATTACTTATGGTAACTGGAATTATCTTAATCAGGCTTGGTATGCTGGAGGGGGACACGGCTGGAACGCCTTTGGGTATTTGTACGGAAGAACCGCCTCTAATCAACAACTTGTTCCAGGGTCTATAACTAGAGATTTGGGAGACAGAGTTGTTGATATGACTCTTATTCCAATGATGAGAACTGTAGATGATGCTGGAGACCCTATAGTTATTAAGGTAGATGTTAGTAATCTTTTACCTAATCAGGATCATGCTTGCACCATAAATGGAGTAGTTGTTAATTTTGTTTATGATAATACACCAACTACACCAAGGGGTGAAGCAGGAACTCATACTTATCAGTCTAAGACAACAGTGCAGTCTGATAATAGCGGTAGATTGACTGGATATTTTGAAATGCCAGCTGGCGTACCGAGAGGAAGCGTTCCTATAACGGTATTTCATTACTCTAGTCCTATCACTTCAACAGCAACTACAACCTTCTATGGATCTGGTTTTATGCAGAATACTCAGCAGACTACCATAGGAATGAATACTCCTGAGATTAGGACTAATACGTGGGATGAGCAGACAGCTTTTTATCATTATAATTATTGGGCAGATCCTTTAGCTCAGTCCTTTATGGTAAAAGATAGTATAAAATATATTTCAGAAGTGGGGTTATTTTTTAGAACTAAGCATGCAACACTTCCTATTTCTGTTCAGATTAGGAACATGATAAATGGTTTTCCTGGCCCAGAAGTTTTAGCTTCCTCTACGGTGGAAGCGGCGGATGTTGTAATTTCTGAGGATGCCTCCGCTGAGACTATTTTTGAATTTGAGCACGTTTTAGGCTTTAGGCCGGATAACGAATATTGTATAGTAGTAATGCCTAGCTTAGCTAACACAGGGTATGAAATGTGGACCGCTAAAGTTGGAGAGGCTGATATAAATTCTGGTATAGTAGTTCCAACACAGACACACGATGGGGTACTATTTCATAGTCCAAATAATAGAACATGGGAAGCATACACAAAACAAGACGCTAAGATTAATATTTACAAATCTATATTTGAAAATGATTGTCAAATTGTATTTGATAAATTAACCGGTATAGAGGCGTGTATTCTTGTTGCACAGGTTGAAGAGTTTTGCGCCCCTGGGACTAGTGTGGTCTGGGCTTACTCACTAAATGATGGAGCTAGCTGGATTCCTTTTAAACCTACTATTGATACGATACTAGAGGAAACAATTACTAGTATAAGCCTAAGAGTAGATGTTACGTCTTTAGGTGGATCTTATCAGATGGTAGAGAAGGTAGCTGGTATTATTTTCTTGTTACACCAGACTACAGGAACCGCTATTTTTCAGAATCAGATGTTTGCTGACGATTTAAATTATCCTAATAAAGTCACTTGTTTTATGGATCTAGATACAGATGGCGTTAATGGCCTAGGGGAAAGAACTATAACTCCTTATTATTCTACGGATGATGGAGAGACCTGGGTGGAGTTAGGAGTAGATCCTACTTATACAATAATAGCACAGGACGATCCTTATTGGAGATATAAGTTTGTTACTCCAGGTGAGGCTACGTTGACTACAGCCTCTAATGCGTCTCCTATTGTAGTAACTTCTGCAGGACACGGATTTAAAGACAATGCAATAGTTACTATTGAAAGTGTTAGCACTAATACTGCGGCCAACGGGGATTGGATGGTTAAGAACGCTACTCTTAATACCTTTGAGCTATATGATGAAACTACTGGACTAATTGCTAGCACAGGAAACGGAGCTGGTACTGGTGGTACTTGTGTACTAAAAGAGTTTGATGACATGAGACCTAGAATAGATCTAATAACAACAAATCAGGCTAGAACCCCAAAGGTTCAGAAAATAAGCTTTATTTGTGGAAGGGTTGAATACTAATGGCAAATATTAATCCATTTGATACTGCTCCTTCTGGTTACCAACGAGGAAAAAGGGGCTGGATAGTTCCGGCCCAGACCCCCCAAGCTGCGGTAGCTAAAAGAGTGCAGAAAGAAAACAAAGAACTAAAAGAAACCTTAGCTCTTTTGATGGAAAAAGTGGACGCTTTATCTTCTCCATCAGAAGGAAAAAAGAAGAAACAGTCTTAATTTATTTTGGGAGATTCCCACAGGAGTATTAGATGGCAGCCTCTATGATTGATTTTCTTAATGATTATGATGTCAGGGTGACTGATTTATTAGATCCCCCAGTTATGGAGGCTGTAGTTATAGGAGCGGTAGGAACTACTACCTATACCTATAAGGCTACCTTTGTAACAGCGGTGGGGCAAAGTTTATTGTCCTCCGCTGTTTCTGTTACTAACGGAAACGCAAATCTTAATGGTTTTTATAAAAACAAATTAAGTGTTTTAAATATACCTCCAAGTGTTAAGTATATTAGATTTTGGAAATTAGTAGGGTCTACGTGGACTAGGCTAGGTGACGTTATTCCTTCAATAGGATATATCTATGATACTGGACAAGCGACATCTATATCTACTCTACCTACAATTAATACTTCCGGTAGACCAGACGTTATAGCTATAGGATTAAAGCCAGGACAACTAAAACAGCGTATAACTGATATGGATGTTCAGGCTATGGAATTTCGTAAGAACCAAGATCTCTGGGATACGGTATTTAGAGACGGGGATATAAAGAAGGGATGTAAAGAAAATCAAATAACAGGTCCCTTGAGAGTTAATTCTACTGCTTATGCAGTGGGAGATGTGGTTATAGTTGACACTGATATCCAGTATAGGTATCGTTGTACCGTAGCCGGAACTTCTAATTCTACTTTACCTACAGGCTGGCCTACTATAATAGATTCTACCTTCGTAGATGGTACGGTTACTTGGACCCCTATATGTGAATGGACTTTCTCTGAAGGTCAGATGTATTTATTTGGGGTTATGATTACTGTTCCAGAAGGAACAGTTTCTCTACTCGGTGACGGTACCGAAGTAGTAGGAGTATCAGTAGAAAGATTAGTATCTACTGCAGATGATGATGTAATACAGAGGGCAGGTTTCGATGAAAGGGTACCACCAGAGGCTGCAAACACTGGACCAGATTGGATTTATCTTCAGGTATCTTGGGGCGTAGATGTTGCAGGCCAGATCCCAGTAAAAGAATTTGTAAATGGTGTGCCTAAGTTAGTTACTGTTCTTGTAGAAAGGTCTAAATTAGAAGTAGATTTAGCTAGGAGACAGACTGATCATGCTGGAAGTTTTGTAGTTAGAAATTTTCCTCTTCAAGTTGTAGAGCACCCTGATGTTGAGAGTAAACTTGTTCTAAACGTGGGCTCAGGTAAAGCTTACCCTAATGGATTTGAGATAGAAACTTACGCTATACAAGAATTACCTTTTAATAAAGCTAGAGATACAAAATCTGAGAATAATTCTGGGTTAGACCCTTTTAGTATTCCGGGCGGATCCGCTACAACTATTAATGATGAGACGTTTGATGTTGACGGTCTTTCAATAAAACTAAGTGTAGGTAGTGGTAATCCGCATACTGTTACGTTTACTGGAGACGGCAAGACAGCCTCTCAGCTTATTACTATAATTGAGAACGCTGTTAATACTTATTCATCTGACCCTGATTACGATTTAGTTACTTGTTCAGCAGCTGATGGTTATTTACAAATAAGAGCAATTTCTGGTAAGTCTCTAACATTACACACAGTAACTGACGATGCCTATACAGTTCTAGGGCTTACAGTTGGTACTTACCTTGCCAGTGGTACCAGAATATATCCTATTAATAATAATTATATAAAAACTGTAACTGACTTAAATTATAAGACAGAAGTTGTAGAGCAAGTAACACACAACGGGAATACACACATAGATCTTTTAGCTAATTCCGGGGTGGTTTACATTGTAGGGGCATCTATTACAGAAATGGATGCACACGACCATAAGTGGGACTACGAGCTAGCAACAGATTTTACTAGGGCAGGTAATACTATTTCATTTGAAGGAATGGGGGGTAGCGAGCCGGTAGCCGGTGCCACTTATTATGTATGTTATCAGTATAATAGGAATGCAATAAAAGGAACTAGACAACTTATACAAGTCATAGACGCTTATGTGCAAAAGGGTAATGAATATGGTTCAGACCAAATAGTATACACTAGCGCAACAAGTGTTACACGGGTGTATGACGGTACTCCAGTAACAGGAATGTCTGGAGTGGCTAAAGACGTAGTTGAGCTATTAAGAGTTAATGCTACCGCAGGTCAGTCTCAAACACAGTATCCAGACGCTTCATTATCTAAAAATTCAACAGGAATAGCACATAATACTTCAACTATAGAGTGGTCAGAAGCAGGGTCTGCTATTAGTGGCGGGCAGCCCGCATTTCATTCTTACTATTATGTATCTTTTACGGCGTGGAGACATGTATTGGAGGGAGACTACGTAGCTGCAGATTCTTATGATTTATATGATAATATTGAATATTTTAGCACGCTATATCTTAGAGACTGTATAGATTTTAGAACAACTTCTCTTTTAGTCCCAGTCCCAGACGAAGACACATCTTTAGATTATGAGTATTATCTAGCACGTGTTGATAAATTGGTACTCAGTGATGCAGGTAACTTTAGTTTAATAACAGGCGCTCCTGCTCTTCTTGCCCCAGTACCTCAGGACCAGACTAATCTTTTAACCATTGCAATTATGAGGGTATCGCCCTATACATACTCAACTTCTGATTGTCTTATAACCTCAACTGAACCTTTAAGAATAACTCAAAAAGGTATAAAAGAATTAAGAGATAGGATAGAAAGATTAGAATACTGGAAGTCGATAAATGATTTAGAGAAAGAGGTGGCTAATACTTCTGCTGGAGCAGATAGTCAGGGAATGTTTACTGATGCTTTAACTGGTTATGGGAGGATGGATTTACAGTTTAATAGGGGCGGTATTTATCATACCGCGGCTTTGGATAGATATATTAGATGTTTATCTTTGCCTACGTATGCTCCTGCTGATGCAAGAAATTTGGTTATAGATGATGCTGAATCTACGAATTTTATTCGTAGAGGAAATATGTTAACTTTAGCTTATACGCCAGAAGTATTCGATTCACAACCTTATGCTACAGTTACTATAAATGCAGCAGTTGATTTTTCTTATGATGGTAGTAGCGGAGCTTCTTATGTAGGCTCAATGCAGATATCCCCTGCTGTTGATTTTTATGTAGATTCTAATCAGCTTCCGGCCCTTAATGTTGATTTTGATAATAATTTAGCTCCTATTTTAGATGCTTTAAATCCTATATTAGCGGAACGAATAAATTATGGATCATGGAGAGTAGTAGGACAAACTTATTTAGGTAATCCTTATTATGGTACCCACTTTTTTAGGCAGGAGGAGGAGAGAACTTTAACTTCTCAGCAATTACTTCCTGGGTCTATTACGCAAGATATGGGAAATAGAGTAGTTGATATGTCTCTAATTTCCATGATGAGGACTAAGGATGAGGATGGAGATCCTCTTATTATTTCGTTTTCTGTTACTGGGCTTATGCCTAATCAAGAACATGCTGTATCTATAAATGGAGTAATAGTTAATGCAAGCCTTAATACTTCTATTACTAATGTGAGAGGTACTGTAGGTACGCACACATATCAAGGTAAAACATTACTGAAAGCAGATAACGCAGGCAGGTTAACAGGTAAATTTGAGATGCCTACGGGTATACCCTCAGGCTCTGTACCTATAAAAGTATTTTATTATTTAGCTCCTGATATATCCTCAGCTATTACTATGTATTATGGTGCAGGGTTTATGCAAAATACACAACAGACCATTTTAGGTATGGCCTCTCCTGAATTACGGTGTAATAGCAGAACTGAACATATGGCATTAGCTGACGAGAGAGTATGGTCTTTCTTTGTTGATCCTATAGCTCAAACATTTATGGTAAGAGATGATATAAAATATATTTCAGAAGTGGGGTTATTCTTTAATAAGAAGCATGCTACCCTGCCCATCACAGTACAAATTAGGGACGTTCTTACTAATAGCATTCCAGGTAATACTGTGTTTTCCTCCTGTACATTGTATCCGGAAGATGTAAATATTTCTTCAGATGCCTCAGTTGAAACAATTTTTGAGTTTGAACACATTATAGGGTATAAGCCAGGGGTAGAATATTGTGTAGTGGTTATGCCCGCGCAGTCTAATACAGACTATGAATTATGGACAGCCAGGGTGGGTGAGATAGACGTATTGTCTAGGACTTTTATTAATACTCAGGTCCATGACGGGGTTCTTTTCCATAGTCCAAATGCAAGAACATGGGAGGCTTTAACCAAACAAGATCTAAAGATTAATATTTACAAATCAAATTTTGAGAATGACTGTCAAATTGTATTTTCTCATATATCAGGCTTACAAGCAAGTCTTATTGCTACAGCAGTTACAGATTTTGCGGCACCTGGAACCAACACAACATGGTCTTATAGTTTAAACGGAGAAGTATGGATTCCCTTTAGACCAGATGTAGATTTAGTGCTTGAGGATATTATTACTGATATAGATTTACGTATTGATGTTACTTCATTAGGTGGATCTTATCAGATGGTGGAGCAGATAGCGGGTATAATATTTTTGCTGCACGAGCCGTTTGCCTACGCAATATTCCAGGATCAATATTTTACTAACGATCTAGAATATCCTAATAAAGTAACATGCTACATGGATCTAGATATAGACAGTACTAATGGAGGCAGTGGAAGAAGCGTTACTCCTAAATATAGTACAGATGATGGATTAAGTTGGGTAGAATTAACTCCTACTTCATCTTATACTCCTATAGCGCAATTAGATCCTTATTATAAATATGAGTTTACAACTCCTCAGCAAGCCACAATAGCAACAGCAAGTGACACATCTCCTATTGTTATAGGGAGTGTAAGTCACGGATTTCAAAACAACGCTATAGTGGACATAGCAAGTGTTACTACAAATACAGCAGCTAATGGTAAATGGCGTGTTATGAATAAAACTGATGATACTTTTGAGCTGTATGACGCGGCTACTGGCTTAATAGCTAGTACTGGAAATGGGGCAGGTACAGGCGGTACTGTAGATATGGCTGAGTTTTATCAGATGAGACCTATGATATATCTAGAAACAGATCACCAAGCTAAGACACCCAGAATACAAAATATTTCTTTTATTTGTTCGAGGCAAAGTTAAATGAAAGATAATTTATATGATACTCCTCCCCCGGGGTATACACGAGTGGGCACAAAAAAGGGGTGGGCAGTTCCAGCTAAGACCCCACAAAGCGGTAAACTTGCTAAGATAAAACAAGAAAATGAAGAGCTAAAACATAGGCTAACACAATTAGAGGAACTTGTAAAAAATATTATTAAGTAGAAAGGAAATAAGTAATGGCTAGCTTTGCGTCTGGCATAGCCCCAGGAGGTGGGGGAGGTGGGATGATTACTAGAGGGTGCACTAAAGCGGGTGCTATTGCTTTAGATATGACCGTACTAGACCCCGCTCGTATTCCAGTACCCCCTGTACCACGATGCTGGATAATTACAGGAGTCAAGGTTCCTATAGGACGTAGTTTTGCCAGTGTTCAGTCTGGCTTTGAAATAGTAAATTTTAATTTTCATACATATGGAACACAAAGAAGTCTTCCTACTAATACAGGAATCAAGGGACCTATATCAGTATAACTAAAAAATAAATAAGGGCGTAATAGTATAAATGGGTAAATATGCAAGTGGGGACGGTTCAGCTTTTGCTGCCTTAGGGCCTATAGGTTGTGACAGACTTCCAGGTATGTATGCAAATGATATAGTAGGAAAAGGATGCTGGGCCGTAACAGGAAAGACTATTCCTATAGGTAGCAGTTACGCTAGTATACAAGCAGGTTTTGAGTTAATAAACTTTAATTTTAGAGTGGATGGAACCGCAGGGGCGGTTCCTACACAGATATCACTTCCAGGGGAGTTTGCTTAATGTCAGGAAAATATTATCCAGGGGGAAAGGCTAGCGTTAGCTTTGGTCCGGGAGTTGCTGCTTGTCCTAAAGAGCAAGCAACTGCTTTTGATATGATAGATCCAGCGTGCTGGAAAGTATTTGGGGCTGGTATAGTAATAGCTGGGAGCGGTAACAGTGTTCAAGGTGGATTTGAGATATTTAATTTTAACGTTCATAATGATGGGACTTCTAGAGCCGTCCCTACTGTTTTAGATCTAGAGGGGACAGTAGCATAATGCCCTTTGATGAATCGTTAGTAGATAAAGGTAGTTGGTTTTATGATACCAGTGATGGTTCCACTCCTCCCCCAGTAGGAGATGGTGTTACCTATTCTCGTGCCCTGGGCTGGCAGTCCCCGGAGGGAAACTTTTATGGACAGGAGAGATGGGTTAGAGATTGGTATTCTGCAGTTTTTTGGGACGGAGAAGAGTATAAAATATTTGAAATTGACGGGGAGGCCGATTCTCCTGAGTTATTGCCTATTCCTGGAGAAATTAATCCTAGAACTGGAGAACCTTATGGGTCTCGTAGCTCTTTTGAAATGTGGGCTACCCCAAGATTGAATTGGCCCCCAGAAGATTTAACAATATATGATGGGCGTAGCAAGGAGTACTGGTGGTGGGATGTTGATACACAAGAATGGAAAATAATAGAGTGGTACTGGACCTGTGACGGAGAAGATGAGCTTCCTCTTCCGGGAATTAAGAGAGGATCGGCACATATAATAATTTATCCAGATGTAAAGGTAATGTGGAATGGGTATGTTTGGAAAAGGTATTCCATAGATATGTTAGATGGGGGAGAGCGTGTTGATGGGTTAGAGGGATTAACAGAGCTTACTACAGGACAGGTTACACAACTACAAGGTGATCATAATAATTTATTGGCTTCTTATTTAGGTAATACAGATACAGGAGATGAGGAATTAGACGGTGCAGCTGAAGCTAATTTAGCAATGGTTAATACATTAAACGCCATGTCTGATCACGGGTGGATTACTTTAGCAGAAGCACTTGAGTTAAAGAAACACCTAGCAGATATTATAGCTGAATCTGAATCTTTAATTTTTATTGCTAATGCTTTAGAAGAAGCAGTAGAGGACTTAGATTTATCTTCAGAAATAAGTAATTATGATTCAGCGGTAACTCAATTAACTCTGGCTCTTAATAGTTGGATAAATGCATCAGCTTATCCGGTGGAAATAACTGGTACAGTAACAACAAGAGAGACTTTAGACGCTAGAATAGCAACTGTAGTATCAACACGAGAATTGTTAAGAACTGCAACCCAAAGTGCAAATATTAGTTATGTTGATGCGCAGACAATCCAATTAAACGAGTCAATCAATACCCTTTCTGGAAATGTAGATACTTGGTTTTCTGATGCTGTTATTACTTATATAGAGGCTAGCTCCCTTAAGACGTCGCTAATACAGGTTAATTCAGAATCTATTGATATTATAGCAGTGGCAGAGTCTCTACTAGTCTCAGCTGTAACAGTTTCTGCCTACACACAAGCACTGGACTATTTAGATACAGCCCTTGACTTATTTATAGATAAGACATCATATCCTATAGAAATCACTTCTCAGCAACGAGTAGATATCACTGAAGCCCTTGCGGAAGTTCAGGCTACAAAGACTTTATTATCTATAGCTATAGAAGAAAAGAGAACTCAGACTGCAATTGAATATATAGATCAGCAAGTGGGTGAGTTAGATTCTGCGTTTGCTAGTATGGCAGCAAATATTGTAGACTGGACGGTAGATTTATCTGTGAGTTCGTCCGAGTCAGACTCCTTAGAGATTAGCATGATAGCGGTGCAGTCCCAGGCAAGTGATTTGGAAGCAATTGCCTCTAGTCTTGCTCCTGTCCCAGAAACCTCCCCTGTAAGTTCCATTACTGCTGCAAAGACAGCTTTTTCTGATTCCTTATCCGCCTTATTTGTTTTACTTAATCCTTATATAAATCAACAATCTTATCCTATTGAGATAACACAAAACGATAAGGATACAATAGTAATTGCATTAAATGACACTCGTTCTAAAAAGTTACTTCTAGAAGATGCAATTAGTTCTACAAGAATAACTAATATTTATGATTACGTAGATGATCAAATTGGAGAGGTTAACACCGCCGTAGGAGACTTAGGCGATGAGTTAGCGCTAGCTTCTAATGATAGCTATATCACGCTAGCAGAGGCTAACGAAATTAAGCGCCATAAGGCGCAGCTTGACGCTGAATCTAC